CAGGCAGTTTGAATAACCCATTCCCAGCGAATGCATACACATACACAACAGGCCAGTCTTACACGCCTGCGCTGTATGGCGGTTCAGCTTACTTTGACGGTAGCGGTGATTATTTGGTTACGCCTTCGAGTAACCAATTTCAATTTGGTGGCAACCTGACAATTGAGTTTTGGGTTAATTTCACTACTGTTGCAGGAACGCAAGACCTGATTGGTAACTATGTTTCCAATGTGTCAACAGATTGGATTGTTATTATGAGTGGTACTGGGATTCAATTCTATCCTAGTGGTTCCTCGTCTTATGTGTATTCTGGAGCCTCTTCTGTAACCACAAACACTTGGTACCACGTTGCAGCAGTAAGGTCAGGCAGTACTTGCTCTTTATATATAAACGGTGCCTCTGTAGGAACACCACTAACAGTTTCTACTACGATTGGTGACGCTAGTAAACCAGTATATATCGGTGCAAGGTCAGGACCTTCAAGCTTCTTTAGTGGGTATATTGCCGACCTCCGGATTGTCAAGGGTCAAGCACTTTATGTAGCCGGATTCATTCCACCAGCAGCACCATTACAAGCAGTTAAGAACACAACCTTGCTGCTCAACATGGACAAAGCCGGTGCTGCAGACAGCAGCCGTACATTTGATTTTGAAACAGTTGGCGATGCAAAGGTTCGCTACGAGACACCATACGCTGGGTCTTACTACAGCAACTACTTTGACGGTACTGGTGATTATTTGACCGTGCCAACTAACGCGGCGTTTGGTTATGGAACGGGAGACTTTACAATTGAGTTCTGGATGTATCCAAGCAATGTGGCTGCTGATCAGACAGTATTTAGTAACCTTAGTTCCGGAAGTAGCGTTAACCCGCACTTCTATATTCTTGGTGGGTCAAACGTATTAAGGTATTACACAAATAGCGCAGACAGACTAAGTAGCGCAGCTTTAAGTAGCAACACTTGGTATCATATTGCTCTGACTAGGGCCTCTGGGTCCACAAAGCTGTTTGTAAATGGAGTGCAAGCAGGATCAGCTTACGCCGATGCTAACGATTATGGAGCTTCGGCACCTGCGGGGATTGGTACATATTGGTCAGGCGGTTCCCCTGTATCGACGCTTACTTTTTCAGGTACTCTTACTAATGTCCGTACTGTCAAAGGCACAGCTGTATACACAGCCAACTTTACACCACCTACAGCTCCGCTGACGGCGATTAGTGGTACGTCATTTTTAACATGCCAATCACGCTCGCTCGTAGACAGCAGCCCCAACGCTTTGACAATTACTCGCACTGGTGATGTAGCAGTTCGGGCGTTCAACCCATTCCAAGCTGCTACTTACAGCAGTGTGTACTTTGACGGTAGCGGTGATTATTTGACCGCCCCAAGCAATCCAGGATATCAGTTTGGGACAGGCGACTTTACTGTAGAGGGGTGGTTGTATCTCACCGGAAATCAAAATTTTGGTGCAATGTTTATTTCGTCAACTACTGGTACAGGAAACGCCCTTCATATACAAATCAACAATGCAAATAAAGTCAGGGTTACCAATGAAACTACTGAATTTTTATTAGCAACTAACGCAATACCGACTAATACATGGGTATACGTTGCTGTTGTTCGCTCCGGAACTACTCTCTCAATATATCAAAACGGAGTTTTAAACGGTTCAACAACAAATAGCACTAATTTCACTCAAAACGGTGCAGTAGTCGGGTATGAGATGGTTGGCAGTAATTTCTATTACGCCGGTTATATTGCCGACCTGCGTATCACCAAGGCTGCTCGTTACACAGCCACCTTCACACCACCAACAGCCCCACTGCCTACAGCATAAAGGTATAGCATGACTACGCAAATTATTCAGCCAAACGTAGACGCCACATTCTTGGCCACGCTGGCCACGCTAGTAGGTAGAGAAACGCTATCAAAGAAGACTTTGAAAGCTCCCTTCGAGTTGATAACGGTGTTGGCCTCGGCTCCTACTTCGACCATGCAGTATGACGTTTTGACTCAGTCAATCCTATATTACACCAACAACAACACAACCAACTTTACTTGGAATATTCGCGGCAATAGCGGGACAACACTTGACTCTACGTTGGCAATTGGCGAAGCCATGACAATTGTGCTAATGGTTACAAACGGAGCAACACCATACTACCCAACTGCATACACTGTAGATGGGATAAGCATCACGCCTAAGTACCAGAACAGCTACGTTATCAATCAGGGCAACCCTAGCGCGGTTGATATCTATACCTTAACGCTTATCAAAACTGCTTCTGTTACGTATACTGCACTGGTTTCTCAAACTGCGTTTGCATAAGGATTAGCCATGCCTATTTTGTCTGGCCGCAGCACAGCTAGTCTTTTGATATTAGGCGACGCAACTGTTGCTCCATACAACGTAGTTCAACCGTCCATTACTGCATCAGGTTCTGTTGTTGAGGGTGCTGTGCTGACACGAACTAACGGTATTTGGAAAGGCGCTTTGCCTATTACAACCAGCCCGCAGTGGACACGTAATGGCGTTCACATTGCTGGTGCAACTTCTAATACGTACACTATCGAAGCTGCCGACGTTGGCACGGCTATCACTTGCGAAGTTACAGCAACAAACAACTACGGTAGCAATACTTCCGTAGCATCAAACAGCTTTACCCCACAGCCTTCTATCCCCACTGGAAGTATTATCATGTACAACGGGGCAAACCCCGGACTTACTGGGTGGTCACGTTACGCTGCTGCTGATGGCCTGTATATTCAAGGTACGGCAACTCAAGCTGAGATCACAACAACCGTTGCGGCTTCTGGCACGATATCTGCCTCGTACTCGCTTGGGACTGCGGGGGCTCATTCTTCATCCAATCCGCGATATATCGACTCTTCCGCAAACGCCGGGTCCAATACCATTGTTGATTACCAGACCGCCGGTAATCACACGCATACATCTCCGTCAATATCTATTAGCTTGTCTGCCGCTCGCCCGTACACAACAGAGGCTACTCTGCTGATTGCAACACAAAGTCAAGCGCAATTTCCAGCCAATACAATCCACATGCGGGATACCTCCGAAGCCGGGTGGACCCAGAAAGTCGCAACCACAGCCACACGAAATATTCGTGGTGGCGCATCTGGCATAGTTGACGTCAACAGAGTATCTGCATCTAACAGTGCAACTTCAGGAACAGGCGGAGCGCACGATCACTTCGTTGCTTATGCGTCTAAAGCCGCAAGTACTACTGCTCCGGGGCAGACTCGAAACCTCTCAAGCACTGTAGGACAAAGCCACACACATACGGTTACAGGCACTGCCTTTATCAACAACTTGGGGACCAGAGCGCTGAAGTTATGGCTTGCTGCATCTGCTGCTGATGCATTAACAGGCGATATGGTTATGTTTGCAGGCAGTCTATCTGCGCTGCCCTCATACTGGAAAATCTGCGACGGCACAAACGGCACTGTGGACATGCGTGACTGGTTTCTTGGATACTCAAACTCTTCGGCTACAGCGCATGGCGCAACGGTCAATAAAACGTCTTCTGTGTCAGGCACTACATCTACCAACACATGGTCTCATACGCACGGCGCGTCCTCCACAAGTACTGCGTTCATCACAACAGGTGTGTACCATATGACTGATACTGCTTCGCATTCCCATACAGTGGGTACCAGCGGTATCACAGACAATTACATCCCGCCATCCATCAAACTGGCTTTTATTCAATACGTTCCCGTTTAAGGTAAATCATGGACTACACATACGTTTCAATTGATATGTACAACAAAAGTGTTACTTGCCGTTTTGGTGGTACCACATATATTTTTTCCTCCCCTCAAAAGTTTGTTGATTTGACCGGGTTTCCCTTCTTAGACACCGTGCGCATGTTGTCTTACGAACCAGAACGGAACTTGTATGTAATTGAGTACGCCGGTGGTGTTGCTAATCAAGGCGGAGATTTAGAAGAAATGCGCTGGATTGGCGCAAATATCGGTAACATCCACCAGGCCGCGATGTCAGATCAACACACCTAAAGGATATACATGAAAATTGCCATATACGCCATCAGTAAAAACGAAGAACAATTTGTAAAACGTTTCTGTGAATCTGCTAAAGATGCCGACCTTATTCTTATTGCTGATACTGGTTCTACAGATAACACCGCTAGTCTGGCCCGTTCTTTGGGCGCTACGGTGTACGATATCTCCGTTAAACCTTGGCGTTTTGACAAAGCCCGTGACACTGCACTTAACTTAATTCCCGGAGACTTTGATGTCTGCATCTCCCTTGACCTTGACGAAGTCATGGAATCCGGATGGCGAGAAGAAATTGAGCGAGTCTGGAAAGACGACACGACACGTCTACGCTACAAGTTTGACTGGGGTTGTGGAATTAGTTTCTTCTACGAAAAGATTCATCATCGCACCGGCTATCACTGGCACCATCCAGTTCACGAGTACCCCCGCGCTGACAACCGTACAAAGGAAGTTTACGCCCACACAGATATGCTGCTAGTCAGCCACCACCCAGACCCAACAAAGTCTCGTGGTCAGTACATGCCGCTGTTGGAATTGGCTGTAGCAGAAGACCCCCGCTGCCCACGCAATGCGTTTTACCATGCCCGTGAGTTGACGTTCTATTCCCGTTGGCAAGATGCGATTAATGCATTGAACAAATACTTGGCCATGCCCGAGGCCAACTGGCAGAACGAGCGATGCTACGCCATGCGTTTACTGGCTAAATCCTATGCCGAACTTGGCCACAATAACGAAGCCCTGAAATGGGCTCGCCTTGCTGTTGCTGAAGCCCCCGGAACCCGCGAGCCATGGGTTGAATTGTCTTTGGCTACGTACCGCCAGTCTATGTGGGCTGAGTCTTATGCTGCTGCTTTATCTGCACTGGAAATTAAAGATAAGCAATTGGTGTATACGATGGACCCCTCGGTGTGGACTGAGAAACCATATGATCTAGCAAGCATTGCCGCTTGGAACCTTGGACTTAAAGATTCTGCTATTGAATTTTGCAAAAAAGCTTTAGAATTCAATCCTACAGATAGCAGGCTTATTGCAAATCTTGCATCTATGAAACCTACCGTGGAGTCGACATGATCGGACGTCTGATCGCACTGCTGTTTCTAAGCCGTGAATACGCGCACAGAGCCCACTTGCGCACAACAAGTTACGCCCAGCATGTAGCGCTGGGAGAGTTTTATCCTAGTATTGTGGATATTGCAGACTCATTGACCGAGGCTTACCAAGGTCGTAATGGCATCATTGAAGACATTCCCATGCTGGAAGAAACAGACACTGGTGAACCAGCCGACGTATTGGCCCGTCATTTAGATTCTGTAGAAAAGATGCGATACACAGCAGTCGACAAAACAGATACTGCGCTTCAGAACATTCTTGATGAAGCCGTTGCTGAGTATTTGAGTACGCTATATAAACTCAGGAATTTGAAATAATGGACAACCAGCAAATATTCAATTTCTTTGTAGCAATCGCCGCTTTTTTAGTGGCGTATGTGTTTAATCAAACAACTCGCAAAATTCAAAAGTTGGAAGATGATGCCAACGCAATGCGCGAAATGATGCTTAGAGACTACGTCCAAAAAGACGACTACAAAAATGATATTGCTGAGATCAAAACAATTTTGCGCCAGATATTCGATAAGCTAGATTCAAAACAAGACAAATGAAATGCGCTGGCTCACCCTCCTATTGCTGTTGGGGTTGGTTGGAGCTGTAGCCAAAGATGGATGCTATGTGCGTGAGTTCTACAGTATTGCTTGGACTATCCACAACCCGTCCGAGCGGCATCAGCAGATGTCAATGTGGCTTACAAACAATGTGCGGTTTTGCAGAAGCCAAGACTTAGTAGTCATTTGGAACAACCTGTCCGAGTGGGCGGGCGCGGCGGATTCGGCAGAGCTTAGGGGTAAGGTCGTTCATGGGTACAAAGATGCGCTTGATCGGGAAAAGAAGTGAAGATCAGTTTCGACAAATGGTATCCGATAGTCCAACCTACCGCGACCACGCAGACAGATGTGTTTGCCAAGCGGGTGGAAAGACTTGACGCTGAGAGGGCTGTGCAGGTACAGATTGACCAGCAGGTAAAGAAGTTTCATCAATATGAGTATGAAATTTATGAGTACAGAATGCGACAGATCACGGTAAACATTGATATCACAAACCTTAAACGCGAGATTGACAAACTTGTATGACCAGAAAACCAATACCTAAACCAAAAAAGCCGCAGATAGAAGTAAAGGACAAGCTAACGCTGTGGGTTACGCTCATGGTAAGCACTACCCTGTGTCTATCCGTATTGGCCATGGTAATCAGTTTTATGCTGGGCTTGTGGGCAAAGGAAGTAGACAACGCCGAGATTTTCAAAATGATTTCACCAGCTTTTTCTACTCTTATCGGCGGCATGATTGGGTTCCTATCTGGTATCAAACTCATGCAAAATGAAGACAAATCAAAATCTTGTAAGGACTAACTATGTTTGAAGTATTAAGTGGTGGTATTTTGGGTTCTGTCTTTGGTGGCCTGTTCCGTATGGCTCCAGAGGTGCTGAAGTTCTTTGATAAAAAGAATGAGCGCCAACATGAACTGTTAATGTTTACCCGTCAGTGCGAATTAGAAACGCTGCGTGGTCAACAGAAGTTGGCTGAGATTGGCGCACAGCGGGAAGCCGCTATTGACGTAGGCGTTATGGATGCGTTTCAGTCTGCGATAGAACAACAAGCCACAATGGTCAAAGCTGCCGGTGGGTGGGCTGCTAGTCTGTCAGCTTCTGTGCGTCCAATCGTTACGTACTGGGTATTGTTTGTGTGGAGCTTTATCCACGTATGGTTTGCATGGAATGCGTGGCTTGCCGGTGCGCCAGCTATAGAAGTATTTAAAACCATGATGACACCAGACTTCTCAGCACTATTGGCTGGGACAATAAACTTCTGGTTCCTTGACCGTACATTGGCTAAGCGTGGGTTATGAATCTAGAATTAGCCGCAGAGATGTGCAAACGGTTTGAGGGCTTTCGCTCCAAGCCGTACCTTTGCCCTGCCAATGTAGCCACAATTGGCTACGGTTCTACCTACTACGCAGACAAGCGCAAGGTGACATTGGAAGACGCACCAATGAGCCAGCAAGAGGCTCACGCCCTTTTGATGATTGAGCTTGAGCATACGTATTTACCCGGAGTTCTGCGTAACTGTCCGGGCCTAATCACTGACGTACGTAAGTGCAATGCCATTGTGGACTTCTGTTATAACCTAGGTACGGGGCGCTTGCAAACATCTACGTTAAAGAGGAAAATCAACGCCGGGGATTGGGAAGGTGCAAAAGAACAACTGATGCTCTGGACCAAAGGCGGCGGCAAAGTTTTGCCTGGTCTGCTTAAACGACGTGTGGCGGAATGTTCTTTATTGGACTAGTATGTATGCGTAACCCCGTATGTAACAACTTTTTAAGGAGCCAATATGGCAATCGGTTTTGAACAATTTATGGAAGCAACAGGCGCTGAGTTAGTTGCTGGCAATATCATCGTAGGCGTGATGGCTGGTCGTAAGAAGGTCGGTAGCTTGGACGATGACGGCGTGTTTAACCTCAACGATGATGGCAAAGCATTGGCTGAAGAAATTGAAGCTGACGAAAAAAAGGCAGCCAAGCCCAAGAAAGCCGAGGCTCCTGCTGAAGCCGCTCCCAAAGTTTAATTGAGGAAGTGGGATCATGCCCGGATTACGTATTGATAATTTTTCCGGTATTGTGCCGAGGACTGGTCCCACTGCGCTTGAAGGAAACCAAGCGCAAATAGCTAACAACGCCAAACTAACGTCTCTCGAGATTCGTCCTTGGCGCACCCCCACTTTAGAATACACACCCAACGGTGGTGCTAGTGTTCAATCAATTTTTAAGTTCAGCGGCCCATCTGGCACAACACCTGTTTGGCTTGAGTGGAACTACGACGTAGACGTTGTACCTGGCCCCGTGGCCGACTTATCTGAATTTCGCTTGTACTTTACAAGCTCAGGGTTTACCCCTAGGAAGACTAACTGGGCGCTTGCAACCAGTTCAGCAACTGCACCGTACCCAAACAATTATTATGAGATGGGTGTCCCTGTTCCCGCAGGTGCACCAACAGTAACTAAAGCTGGTACAGGCACTGCACCTTCCGAGGACCGTTCTTATATATACACTTATGTCACCACGTTTGGTAATGTGGCAGAGGAGTCAGCACCTAGTCCTGCTACTCTTATTTCCGCTGTCAATACCTCAGGTGACTCCGTAACCATTACAGGATTCTCAACCCCGCCTTCCGGTAACTACAACTTCACGCACCGCCGCATCTACCGGTCTGTCATTGGGGCTACTACAGCTTCGTACTTGCTGGTAGCCGAAATCCCAATTGCTACGACTACCTACGTAGATACAAAGACTGCTACCCAGCTAGGTGCGGTCCTCTCGTCTCTCTATTTCACACCCCCGCCCTCTACACTGCAGGGTATTGTGTCAATGCCTAACGGCCTGCTGGCAGGGTTTACTGGTAATCAAATCTGGTTCTGTGAGCCATACCTACCCCATGCTTGGCCTGCTCCATACATGCTAACTACCGATTACCCGATTGTCGGACTTGGCGTGTTTGGTAATTCATTGTTTGTGGGAACCACGCGCAATCCTTACATGGTAACTGGTACGACACCGTCCAGCATGATGCAAGAGAAGCTGTCACTGGTGCAGCCTTGCGTGTCCAAGAAATCTATTGTGTCCGACCAGTATGGCGTTCTGTACGCGAGCCCCAACGGTTTAGTGTCTATCTCCCCTGGTTCACAAGAGGTGATGTCTAATGCTTTGTACACCCGTGAGGAGTGGCAGTTATTAAACCCGTCGAGCATGATAGGTGCTGTGTACAACAACATGTACTTTGGGTTCTACCAGACTGTGGCTGGGGCTCGTAAGTCCATCATTATTCTGCGTGGGGATAACCCGCCCTTGGCTACGTTTGATTCAAACGCTAAAGCCAAGTTTGTTGAGCCTGTCACTGGCACAGTGTATTTCTTGTCTGCTGCTGATAACAAAATTTACTCACTGGATACCAACGCAGCCGCTAATACTGTGTTTACATGGCGGTCTAAAAAGTTTATCCACAACCGGCCTACAACATATGCTGCACTGCAACTACACGCAGATTACGTATACATGGCGGCTAATGCAGGCTCGTACCTTACAGTCAATTTGTACGCTGAGGGCCAAGGCGTATTAACAATTAATATGACCAGTGATGAGCCTATTAGGGTTCCAAGCGTGACCCGGTCGTACTACTGGGAAATTGAAGTCACAGGTAATGTTCCTGTACGCCGTATTACTGTGGCTACATCTGTCGATGAGTTGGAGATGGCGTAATGTCTGCTCTGCCAAGACTACCGGGTATACCCTCAATTTCCCCGGTTCAAGACACGACCATAGCAGCCATCCTTCGCCCAATGAAGGAAAGTATAGAAATTCTTGGTGGGGCAATATCGGGTAATCCCTTACCTAATGGCACAACTATTAACAGCGGCCTTAATCCTGCCATCTCTCTTACGACCATTACCAATGTCTATGACGGGGCTACAGATACTACCCCGCCCCCTACACCATCAGGGTTAACCATTAGTTCCGGTTTTACCAATATTCTTTTAAGCTGGACTGATCCTAACGTATCAGGCACGTTTCTCAATTATGCTTATACAGAAGTCTGGCGCTCGGTAGATAACGTACTTGCTAATGCAAAGTTACAAGGTTTTGCCCCTGGCGCAGTTTACTCAGACCCTGTCGGAACTAGCAAAAGTTTTTACTACTGGATTCGTTTTGTATCTCAAGCAGACATTGCTGGCCCATATAACAGCTCAGTTGGCACACTTGGCGGCACTGGTTTGGTTGGCGGAGTCGATCTTAGTGATTTAATCATCGATGCTACCAAGCTGGCAGCAGATGCGGTTGAGTCTGGCAAGATTAAAGACTACGCAATCACGACAACTAAGATTGCCAACCTTGCCGTAGGTAATGCGGCTATTGCTAACTTGGCTGTCACAAATGCAAAGATCGGCAACCTTGCCGTTGACGATGCCAAAATATCAGACCTTGCCGTAAACAAGCTAACTGCTGGCTCCATAAACGTTGGGCAGTACATTCAGTCCACGGGGTTTTCTTCTGGCACAAACGGTTGGAAAATAGATGGTAACGGTTCTGCTGAGTTTGGCTCAGCCTCTATTCGCGGGCAACTAACAGCAAATCAGATTGATACCCGTGGACTAACTATTAAGGACATGTCCGGAAACGTTATTTTTGCAGCTGGTACTAACCTTGCATACAGCTTCATTAACGCAGACCCTGGATGGTTAAATTCAGCACTTGTGCCTAGTATTACAAACGCACAGAATACAGCTAATTCTGCAGCCTCGACAGCTAACTCTGCCTCAAGTACGGCAAATACTGCAAATACAAATGCAAGTAGCGCGTTGTCCCAGGTTGCCGGTAAGTTATCCAAAGCAGGTGACACCATTACCGGACGGGTTACGTTCTCTGTAGCTGACGGAATGTTCGCTGGGACAAACACCAGTAACGGTGTGTACTTTGGTAGCACCGGTCTTATTGGACGTAAAGCGGGAGTTAATACTTTTTATATAGATACTGCCGGTGATGCAGTGTTTGGTGGTACTTTGTCAGCTGCCAAGGGGAGTTTTGAAGGCTCTATGGCTGTAGGCTCTAGCCCTACTTTGGTATCTGGGCCAAACATGACTGGGTCTGGTGCCAACATTTACAGTAACGGTAGTTTTGTTCTTGGTAACGCCGCTACTAATATTTCGTTTAATGGTTCAACAATGAAGCTTAACGGTGACATTGTTAATACAAACAGTATTCCACTGGGCGCTATTTCTACTACGGTCAGTGCCACGGGGGCTATTAACTTTACCTTTACAGGCAGTACGTCGACTTCAGTTACGACTGCCGCTACCACGTTTCCCGTTGGTACGGTTATCAATTGCTTTTTTACAGCCGTTAAAGTTGATTTTGGTGCTGGAGATATTAATTTATTGCTAAACCTGCGGACGTCTGGCGGTACTTTAGTAGCTACATTCCTTGGTCAGTCTGGTTTAGAGGCCGTGCAAACCATGGGTCCTGGTGGGGATAAAGTGACTGCCACCTTTACTGGTACCTACGTCATTCCTTTTGACGGGTCGTTCGTAGTTGAAGCTTATATCTACAACGGGTACGGTAATTCTTGGACTTGTAAACACGCAGACTTAATTGTATTGGCAAGCAAACGATGATCTTCTACGCTTACTACACCAGCCAAGGGCGGTATGTCCAAACGGGCACTGCTGTGACCGAGGTTTCCAATTTTGATATTCCTGCGGGGTGTTCTGTGTACTACGGGGTAGCAGACGCTGGCACACAGTACCATGATGCGGCCACAAACTCCCCTGTTAATAAGGGTATGCCGCCTGCTGATGGGTATGACTTTGACTATGCTACAAAGACTTGGCAGCCTAATTTGGCGAACCTTGGCGCTGCTGTACGTTATAAACGTGACCAGTTATTGCAGGCCAGCGATTGGACTCAGATACCCAATAACCCCTTAGTTGCTGAACAGCAAACCGTTTGGGCTACATATCGACAAGAATTACGTGACATTCCTGCGCAATCTGGTTATCCTATAAATGTAGTTTGGCCAACTCCACCTGCGTAAAAGTTACATTTTTTGCATAAACAAGGTAAGATACAGCCCCATGAGTAACCATACACTTCAGCCGTTAGCCGCATGGATAACTGAGTCTGTAAAAGACCCAGAAGTACTGGAGTTTTTGACGCTGGTTTACAACGCAATTGAGGCATGGGACGATATTGTCGACAAGGACAACCGTATCTCTGTGGATGATATCCACAACGTGTTCACTCAACTGCTGATTAAGTTACCTGCTAATCAGTTCTATCAGCACAACTATGCCGCCTTAGCTGGTATGTTGGTTGTTGTTATTACAGCATGGCACACATCAAATGCAATTAATGAAACAGCTGAAGGCAAAGCGCACGGCTACACGTTGCGCAAAGAGTTTATTAACTTGGTAGTGCTATGTGTTGCCATGACTGGCAGTATTGCAGATGCACGCAAAGCGTCATTGTTGGGGTGGACATGTTCTGCAGCCAACGATTCTTTTGACGAATTTATAAGGGGCGAATAATGGGATGGCTTGGCGGAGGTACAGCACCTGCACCTGATCCTGCTATTGGGCAGGCACAGAAACAATTGGCGGACTTGTCCACTGAACAGTGGAACACGTTTAAAACAGATATCTATCCTACATTGCTTGCGCAGTCCAAGAAAGCGGAATCACGCGCTGACGAACAGTGGGCAATGGATAAACGAATTGCTACATTTAATTTAGATCAAGCTGAAACAGCTGTAAAACGATACGAAGAAGGCGCTATTCCAGCAATGGCGGCATTAAAGAAAGATGCTGACTTATACAACACTGCTGGTTATCAAGAGCAGATGGCTGGTCAAGCGGTTGGAGATATTGCTGCTGCACAAGAAAACGCCCGCCAAGGGCAGATGATGCAAGACCGTGCGTATGGAATTGACCCAACGTCTGGTCGTTCTGGTATGGGCGGTAACGCCAACAACGTGCAGTTTGCTTTGGCTAAAGCCAGTGCTGCTACTCAAACGCGTGAAGCTGCCAAACAACTCGGACTCCAGAAGCAAGCCAACGTGTTTAACATGTACTCGGGTTTACCCGCACAAGCTAACATGCAAACTAATACTGCATTGGCTGCAAGCGATCAGGGCACACGAGTTACTAATGCTGCGCAAAATGCTACAGCTGGTGTAGGCGGTTCTCTTACAAATGCTGCTAACTCAGCCGCAAGCGGATGGGGTACAGTGGGTAACTTGGGCGTTAATAAATATCAAGCTGATATCAGCCGTTACAACTCTGAGTCTGCAAACAACCCATGGAATATGGTGCTTGGTGCTGCTGCTGGTGTTGCAACCTCAAAAGCTATGGGCTCTGATCGTCGCCTTAAAACAGACATTAGACAAGTTGGTACTTTAGACAACGGGCTACCTGTATACAGCTATCGATATAAAGCTGGCGGTCCTACAATGCTTGGTGTTATGGCTGATGAAGTGCAACTGGTTCGCCCTGAAGCGTATATTAAAAACGGTATCAACGGTAACTTTGATGCTGTTGACTACGCAAAATTGTAAGGAGTAAAAGTATGGCAAGTTCATTTGCACAAGGTTTCCGCATGGGCGGAGATATGTACAGTTCAGCAGAGCGTATGAAACTTGCTCAAGAACAGCAGGAATGGGCTCGTGAAGAGGCTTTAGCCAAACGCGGTGAGCGCCAACGCGAAGCGGATATCCGTACTGCTGGCATTGAGACATACGGTCGTGTAGGTCAGCCTTCTGCGTTTATGACTGCTGGTGGGGCAATGGGTCCTGCCCAGCCCACCGAAGCACAAAACCGTTTAGCCGATGATGAGTATTACCGCAACATGGGTGGTCGTCAAAGTCAAGCAGTAGAAGAAAATTTAGGTGTAGCGCTTCCAAAAGGTGATGCTGCTAAGATGTTTCCTAAACAGGAAATGTACACGCAAGAACAAGCTGATAAAGATTATTTAAGACGTTTGCGCGGACTTGATGTTGGTAAAGCTCAGCAGTTTGAAAAGGGTGCATTAGAGCTTGGCGAACTTAATCGCGCTGCACGCTACTCAAAAAACCAAGAGCTTGCCCTTGGGTTTAACAATTCAGTGATTCAAGATTTAACTGAAGCCAATGGTGACGCTGCGTCTGTTATTGAAAAACGGTTTATCCCTTTGTACAACGCCGATAAGCTAGATGGTTTTAAAGACGGTGGTCGAGCAAAGATTGTCCCTAGTGCTGTAGGCGGCGATAAAAGTATTGTTATCACGTACAAAGACGGTAAACAAGAAACAATGCCTGCCGACATGAAGACTCTGCAAGAGTTAACTAATTACACTCAAGACAAAATGATGCGGTCTTCGACTCCAGAGAACTACTGGAAAGCCAAGACACAGGCACTTGAAGAACGCAAAACAGCGGCTACTGAATCATCTGCTGCATCGTCTGCTATTTCTGCTGGTGCCACTGCGCAAAATGCCGCTACAAACGCTAAACAATTAGATGCACAAATTAAAGCTGGTTTGTTTGAAGCCCAAGCTGGCCAAGCCCGTGCAAGTGCTGCTTCATCTACAGCTCATGCTGCTGTGTATCGAAACATGGCTGAGTTGTACAAATCAAACAAAGAAGCCGGTGAAGCAGTTAAACCATATTTGGCTAGATATGAAGCATTGACTGATAAAGAAAGAGATGGCCCTGCAGGACAACGTATCTTGGAAGAAGGCGCTTTAGCTGCTGCTAAGAAGTCAACTGACGTTACAGCGCTTATTAATACTCTGAAGAAAGCTGACAAGTCCCAAGCACCTGAGATTGACCCAAAGCTTAAAGAGGCTGCATACAAAGAATACTCAGAAGCTGGAACTGACCCCAAGGCATTGGCAGCTATTAAAGCTAAGTACCCCGGTGTGTTTGGTCAATCCGCGCTAGATAAAGCTCTATCCGGAAAAGCAGCACCAACTGAAACTGCTGTTGAAGGTCGTCCGTTCTACAACAAAACCAATGATGAATTGCTGCGTATGACCAAGCGTGCAATTGGAACAAGTACTTCTGAAGCACGTGAAGCCCAAGCTGAGCTGGATGCTCGCAAGGGTGAATCACGTATGAAAGCATTTTAAGGTAGTACAACATGGCGACACTTGAACAGCTTCGGGCATATTTCCCTACTGCTGAGTCCGACTCGGACGTCATTAAGTTGGCGTCTAAACAATTCGGAATTGATCCAGTTGAAATTGCCAACGAAGTTGGGTTTAAGTTTAATAAACCTGGGTTTTTTTCTGACATCAAGCGTGGAACTGGTCAAGCTATTGGCGCAATTGGCTCCACTGCTCGTGACCTTGGATTGCCTAATGTTGGTAAAGCTGTAGAAGGCTACGGTGAAGATGTTGCGTACCGCAACCCATCGCAGATCAATACTGTAGGTGAAGCCATTCGTAGTCCGCTGACTACCATTCGTGAATCTGTTGGTGAAATTATTCCGCAGGTTGGTACGGCAGTCGGTGCTGGTATGGCTGGTCGTTTTGTTGGTGGTGCTATTGGTTCTCTCGCCGGTCCTGGTGGTACTATTGCAGGTCAAGCCATTGGTGGTGCTGCAGGCACATACCTTGGTAACTTAGCCCAGTCCTATGGTGGTATCCGTGCTGAACAGCGTGAGCAAGGTATTGAAGATAAAGGCCGCGCAGGTACTGCCGCTGCAGGCTCTGCTTTTCTAGACACAGCATTTGGTGCTGAACGAATTGCCAACAAGTTTTTATCTAAAGGTTCTGATATCCTGGCTCGGGAAGCCGGAACCAGCTTGTTAAAGAACGTTGGTAAGCAAACCGCTATTGGTATTGGAACTGAATCATTGACCGAGGGTGCACAGACTGGCATAGAGCGCTACGGTGCATTTAAGCCATTGACTGGTGATGAAGCATACAATGAGTATGGCTTGTCCATGATTAAAGGCGGTATCGGCGGTGGTGTTGTCCGTGGTGGCTTAGCATCTATTGCAGGTGAGCGTGCACCTGAAGGCGGCAATGATATCCAACAGGCTTTTAGCCAGCCAAGCGTAAGCGGTACACCTACTACTAACGTTGTGCCCCCTGTAGCCCCTCCTGCACCTCCGGCAACACCCCCAACAGTCCCTGCTGTAACAGGTGGTACAACAGATATTGCGCAGCAAACTCAAGCCGCTGCCGCTGAGAACCAACAAGTACAGGAAGCACAGCAAAAGTTAGTTAACCGCGAAGACGTGTTTGGTAAGGTTGCCACACAGTACGACCCTGCTAACCCAACATCACTAAACATCTTCGGTCAGAACATTGAAGGTCCACGTGTTGCACCATTTGGTGATCGCTTTGCTGCAGTATTTAATACGTTGCCACCGCACGTTCAGCAAATTGCTCAGGCCATTACACAAGCAAACAACGCATTTGCTACGCCTGAAAAGCCAAGCCCACTGGTCAGTTTTAATTTCAATGCCAACAACCCTGTGCCTTCAGCAGATAAAGCTGTTGCAGCTCTTGGCAAAGTGATGACCAAGTTCCAGATTGACCACGTTCAGTCATTGGATGAAGCCACTCAGATTCTCAACAAACTCTCGACGACTACCAAAGGTAATCAACTGGAGCAACTCAACGCCATCTACGAAGCCCTGACAGGCCAAGATACAGATGGATTTACAGCAGCACAAACCGCAAAAGCGGAAAAAGGAGCTAAAGATGGAAAATTGCCTGTGCAAACAACTACCGGGCTGGGAGCAGTATCAGTCGAAGGCGGAGCAGGAGAAGCAAATGCAGCAGTCGATGGGAATGTACAACCCAGCGGAGTTCAATCCGTCGGGACAGGAAGTCTCCCTGCAGGATCGCTTGGCCTCCAAGTTGGACAGTCACCAGCAGAAGGAATACGGGATGGCACCGGTGCAGTATCCAATGTTGTCGGTAGTAACGCGCCGTCGCAAGTAACAGGAGCTGCAAATGAACAAGCCAGCCAAGGCGCTTTGGGTGGCGGGCAAGCACCCGGTCAATCCCAGCAAGCCGGTCAACCCCTCGTGGATCAGCAATCTGTACAAAATGGCCCTCGCCAATACGACCCCCGCATCGGCTTCTACTCAACCGACCTCAGCCACATCTCGAGTGAACGGCGTGTCGAATTAATTTCCGACTTACTACTGCGTGTACTAGCACCACTGCAGAACCGTAAAAACACTGTACCCGCTGAGAAGCGAGCAGAGATTCTTCGCTTGGCTTTGCTTGAGCAATTCCGTCATGCAGACATTGCAGAGTACACCGGTCTTAAGGTAGACACTGTTGAAAAACAACTTGAGCGCATGGGCGTTAAGTTAGTTGATGGTGAATTCCAAGTCATCGACCCTGAATTTGCTGTACGGATTGTGGAAACAGCCACAGCGTATAGATCACCTGAGTTCCCTGATGGCATTGGCCAAGGCGAATTGGCTGGTTTGTATAACACTCGTTACGAAGGTGACGAGCAATCTGCTGCATCATTAGCAGAAGAACTTGAAGCTGGCGAACAAGAAGGTAAACCTGGGGCCAAACTGCAAGAAGAACTTGGCGGTAAAGAAGACAAAGAAGGTCAGACCATGGGCACGGTCGCCACTGCTGGTGGTAGTCAAGGTGCTGTTGATAGTGAAGGTACTGCCGCACTAGCCAAAATAGAAAAGCTGCAGGCTGCTGTAGACAAGAATCCGCAGGATAAAAAAGCAGTAACCGCCTTGGCAAATGCTTGGACAGCTTACGCAAAAAGCCAAAAAGAACGAGCAAATAAAGGCGAGAAGACTGTCAAACAAGAGTCTGAAGAAGAGGCAGACTTGACGGGCGAAGTTGTAGCTGAAGAACCAAAAGAAGAAACCGTCAACGAAGTTGAAGTAGCCAAGCGTAAGAAAGTTGTGGACGAGGCACGTGCCAAAGCTGCAGCCGATCGCAAAGGGCTAGACGTTGGTGACACAGTCATAAACCCCAAATTGGGTACCGGTAAAGTTTTAAGCTTTGCCGGTAATGGTGACGACACCAGAGTAACTGTCGAATTTCAAAGCGGGCAGACCAAAGAACTGCTTGTTAAATCTGCCAAACTGGAGAAAACGAATGCCGTTCAAAAGCCAAGCACAACGGAAGTTTCTGTTCGCGAAGGAGCCGGAGGTGGCAAAGCGGTGGGCCAAGGAAACGCCCAAGGGGGCAAAACTGCCGGAAAAGCTGAAGTCAAACCAGAGCCCAAGCAAGAAGCCAAGCCCGAAGAAATAAAGACACCTACTGAACAGTGGGCAGTCGTTTCAACACTAGCACCGGAGTTGCCCCCATATGACGTTCTTACAAATTCTGAAAAGACTCGGTGGGATGATCTCGTCCGCCGTGGACAAGCTAACCTTGCTGCTGCTGTCAAAATTGTCGGTGAGAGTACTCAACCTGCTGGCACAGCATTGGCCAACCAAGGACCTCAGGCAACGGGCGTTGATGGAACTACTCAGGCGGTAACCAACGAAGCCAACGTTATTGACGTTGAAGCTCGTGTCATTGATGAGACAGTTGGACCGCAGGTTGCTGCATTGCCAGCACCACAAGTTGATCGTTTAGAGAAGCACTATGGTGTCAAGCGTGACAGTGCTGAGTTCCTTGCCAAGATTAAAGAAGACGTAGTCAAGTACGCAACCAAAGGTGCAGAGGCTGTCTCTGCTGCCGTGCGTGACATTATCAAAGCAATCCATACCGGCGTGTTGGCTGCCGCAATGGTCTTTAACCCCACAGCAATTTCTAAAGTTGAATCCTTTATTGTGATTCCGCAAGAGACTCAGACTACACAGCAACAAGTATTGGCTACAGTGCCTGCTGAAGCTTCCATGATGTCTGATGCTGGTAAACAAGCCTACGAGCGTTTGATCCCTGCCCTGAAAGGCAAGCTCGGTAACAAGTTCATTACCATTGCTGACAAGCCTAGTGGACGTATTTTTGTATTTAAATCTGATGGAAGTTTTGTTCTCCAAAAGAAATCATTATTTGGTCTGGCCAAGGGTGATTTATACAAAGGCAATAACGACTTGCCACAGAACCGTGTTACTCCCGCTGGTTTGTTTGGCATCAAAATCATTGACGCAGCCAAGGGTGGTAATGCCGCTAAAACCGCTGGAGAATATGATTTCGGTAAAGTGTTTGCCTTAGAAGACCCAGATGCGGTCGTTACATTCATGCACTCGGTTTGGCTCAAAGAAAAAGATGCCCCCCAACGTGCTGCTGCTTTGAAAAGCGAGTCCGCTGCTGATTCCCGCTATTCGTTTGGTTGCATTAACGTAGACAAAGAAACCTACCGTGAGTTGATTACCAAGTACGGTGACAACATGGATGGTTCTAAACTGTTTGTTGTTCCTGACGTACAAAGCACAGTCAATGACTTCATTACTGGAAACGTTGCTGATGACAGATTAGTACGTGAGGGTGTGCAACCAGTTACTAGAACAGTAACTACGCCAGTAAGGTCTGCTACTCAAGTGGCTGGTGCTGACCGCAGCGTTGTGGGTAAAGAAGAACAGACTCCGTCATTTAATAGTAAGAGCGCCAAGTTCATGGAGTTCTCTGACCTTGAGGATGAGGTTAAAGGTATCAGCGACGTTCGTGAACAGTTTGCTGACATGGACATAGAAGGTGCTTTGGATTTTGTATCTGATTGGCAAGTTATTAATGACCGTTCCAAAGACGCATTCCATGGGCAGCTTAAGACTGAGAACGGTAGATACATTGGTGTACTAAACCTTGCCAAAATGTCAAGCCCAGCGTATGCCGCTGAAACAGTCCGCCACGAGGTTGCTCATGCAGTTGATATGGCCCCACATGGCGGTGTGTATTCACATCAACTTGAAATGAATGTGGAGATTAAAAATGGTAAAGTAGTCCCCTTTGGTGAAGTTGCCAAAGAAATGTTTGCGTTGTATGAAAACAACAAAGCGTTTACGACCTTTCTTGATTACCCATTTAACATCGAGGTTCATACCGACTTAGATACTAATGGCAAGATTGAAAGCGAACTGTTTGCCCAAATCTTCTCAATCTATACAAACCCAAAGTACACAGACTACATTGCATCAGTCGCACCCAAGACTGCTACTTTCTTGGAAGAGGTAATAAATGACATTCGCACAACGACAGCGCTTCAAATCCAGAAGAGCACAACTGCAGCAACAAGAGCCATCGACTTCCGTAATCGATATACCGCCCGCCGCAATCAACGGGAGGCTGGAGTTTATGGCGGAGATAGACAAACAGATGAAGGACCGTTCAACAGCCGAGGCCAAGGGCGAGAGTTCACAGCCGACCAAGTAATTGGTGCGCTACCCAAGCCGTTGCAGAAGTCGGCTCGTAGTCAGTGGACTAACATCAAGACTCTTGCCAAACGAGGCATGTATGCCTCTGCAATTACAGAAGACGTTATTGGTATGGCTAAGAAGTACATGCCTTCTGCCGCCAAATATCTGCAAGCTCAATACGCCCGTCAAGGCACACGCTTAGAGTTTGAAAAACGTATTGAAAACATCCTGTCTAGATTTGATAAGCTGCCCACCAACCTAAAAGGTGAAGGTAAAGGTAGCGTCAACGAATACATCCATGATTCCACTCGTGAGAAGAAGTGGGGCTACTATCCTGGTGAACAACAAGTAGGCACTAAGCTGTTTGAAGTTGACCCAGACTTTGAAGAACGCTTTAATAAAATTCAGGCGCAAAGTCCTGCAGCTGCTCAGCTTATTAAAGATGTGTTCCGTCATGGCCATGAAGCCCTAAAGCTTAAGCAAAAGGCTGCCGAGGACGCAGTAAACCGTGAGTTTGATTCGCGCATTAAAGCTGCTGGTAGCGATGCAGACTTGTTACAAAGCCTGAACAAAGAAAAGCGTCAGGTGCTCAAGCGTATGTCTAGCTTGCGTAACGTGAATGTGTCTGACCCATATGCGTACCTTGGTCGCTATGGTGACTACGTTGTGGTTGCCAAGTCCAAAGAGTTCATTGCTTACGAAGAGGCTGCCACTGGTACACGCTCTAGTGCAAGAGGCGACTCCATCATTGGTGACCCGCAGCAAGCCAAGAACTGGTTGCAAGAAAATGTGTCTAACCCGATTCACTACGTAGTCCAGTTTGCTGAGACCCAAGGTGAAGCTGATGACATTGCTGCTGAACTGCAAGCTACTGGTCAATACGATGTGCAACCCGAAGATGCCGGTATTAAAGAAGCAAGCGCTTCCTATATTGGTGACTCTGACGTTCACATGGCTGTAGCCCGTTTGCGCAACTTGGCTCAACGCCAATCTGATTCCACTGATGCTAGATTAGACAAAGCCATTTCTGACCTGTATCTGATGACAGTGGCTGAATCTAGTGCACGTCGTTCTGAACTCCAGCGTAAGAATGTTTCCGGTGCAGATAAGAACATGATGCGCAACTTGGCTACCAGTGGTCGTGCTGATGCACACTTCTTGGCTACGATGGAACGCAGTGACGAGCTGAATGATGCACTAGAAGCCATGCGCGATGAAGCTCGTAGAAACCGTAAAGACGCCATGCCTTTGTACAATGAACTGTACACCCGCTATGCCGACAGCATGGAGTATGAACAACCCGGTGTGTTGACGCAGAACCTGTTACGTATGTCAACGCTGTGGAACTTATCAACCAGTCCAGCGTACTATCTTCAGCAGGTGCTTCAGACTTCTGTGTTGTCTTTGCCTTACATGGCAGGTCGTCTTGGCTACTTCCGTTCAGCTCGTGCTATCAAGCGGGCTTACAACGACATGTCTGGGCTTATAGCGGGTCTGGGTATTAATGATCCCATTGACTTTGACAAAGCTCCAGCTGATGTACGGTTTATGCTCAAGGAACTTGTCCGCATGGGTAAGATCGACATTGGTATTGATGCAGAAGCCAGAGCACGTACAGATGAGCAAGGTGTGCTTGGCAAAGTTATGTTTAAGCTACAAGGTGTTAATACACGTATTGAAGCAATCAACCGCGCCACAGCTGCCATCGCTGCCTACCGTGGGTACACAGACCGATACAAAGGTGCTACCGGTGCTGATGGTGTTCGCTTTGCTGCCGAAGTGGTATCCAACACGCATGGTAACTACGATGGATTTAATACGCCTCGTATCCTGCAGAGCGGCGGTGCTAAGGTCTTGCTGCAATTCAAACGCTTCCAAATCATTCAGCTGTCCATGCTTGCCAAGCTGATACACACTTCGTTTAAGGGTGCTAGTGCGGAAGAAAGAACAATTGCCCGTGCATCGTTGAAGTACATTACTGCGCATATGGCTGTACTTGGTGGTGCTTTGGGTGTACCGTTTGTGTCTCAAGCCGCAAGTATCTTGTCTAGCATATTCGGTGATGAAGATGAGCCCGATGATTATGAATATAAGTTACGACGCATGATAGGTAACGATGCCGTGGCTGATCTGTTGCTTCGTGGTGTCCCTGCCGCACTTGGACTAGAGTCCATTGGTAAGCGTTTGTCCATGGAAAACGTTGCGTCTCCATTTGGTCCGTTCGTGGATTTCAACTTAACGTCTCGTGCAGATGCAGCTCAGATGATTGTGGGAATGATGGGCCCTGCAGCCGGTTTAGGACTGAAGTTCGTTGACGCGCTTGGAATGATGTCCAAGGGCAACTACTATAAGGGCTTAGAGATGGCGTTACCTAATGGTATAGGTAACGTAATGAAGTCGTACCGCTTTGCCACTGAAGGCATTACGATGCGAAATGGGGACTTGGTGATGAAGCCTGAAGAGATCAGCATGATTGATGCTGCTTTCCAAGCTGTTGGTCTCCCCACTACGACCATTACTGACAGACAATACACTCAGAAAGTGGTTGCCGAATTTGATAAGTTTTATGCCTCACGTGCAGGCGAAATTAAAGCGAGTTATGTTGAAGGCTCTCGAGCAAGTGACCCAGCAGCAATGGCTGAGGCTCGCGATGACTGGCAGAAGTTGCAAGAGTCGAGAGTTAGGAACGGGTACAAGCGTCAGTCAATGTCTGAGTTGTTCCGTGCACCAGCGGAAGCACGCAAGCGTGAACGTGGTGTTGTTGGTGGTGTAGAAACCACTAAATCAAATCGTAGGTTTGTTGAAGCACAAGTTAACCAGTAAGGAAAAGTTATGGCAAAGTCACCAGCTTGGCAACGTAAGGAAGGCAAGAACCCTGAAGGCGGATTAAACGCCAAAGGACGTGCTTCGTACAACAAAGCTAATCCGGGTAAACCCGGATTAAAGGCACCACAACCTGAAGGCGGTTCACGCAAAGATTCTTTCTGTGCACGCATGGAAGGAATGAAGAAAAAGTTGACCAGTGAGAAGACGGCTAAAGACCCCGACTCACGAATCAATAAATCACTGCGCGCTTGGAAGTGTTAACAAAAATACTCAGCCTTTCATTTGTCATAGATTTAGTCTACGATGGATTTGTAGTCGCGGTGGCTGCATAAACACAGGGGTATATTATGAAATTTGAAATGGAATTTGGTTACTTTGGTAACAACAAGTTGTCTATTGAGACTCACGACTTTGACATGATTGAAATTTTTCAGAAGTTTGTAGAGTTTCAAGAACATTACGGTTGGGCTGTTGAGTACGAAGCCACGACTGTACTTGGCGATGAGTTTGAAGATGACACCGAAGAAGAGTTAGACGGTGCTGAGACTGAGGCTGCCGCAGAAGCTGCTGACAACAAGTGATACTAAGGGGCTTCGGCCCCTTTTTTCTTTTTAGCTTTCTTAGCAATACGCTCGTCGTGGTGATGTATGCGGTGGCAGTTAGCGCAGAGCACAACGCATTTCTTGATTTCTTCCATAGCCCGTTTAAACGCCCTGTTCTTAAGCAGTTTGTTTACTGACTCTTCTTTGGTGCTGCTGTCTACGTGGTGGAAGTCAAACGTAGCTGGGTGGTTCTGCCCACACTTTATGCACGATAATGTAGCTTTAAAGCTACGCCATTTATCTTTATACGCCTTGGCAGAGGCTTTACTTGCCGCGATTACAGTCTCTTTATTGTTAGCGTAGTACGTATTTGCGTACGTCTTCTGTTTTTCCGCTTTGACTTTGGGGTCTTTATACGGCACGTTTGATTTTGTACTTCCAGTACAACGCTGTTTTGAAACCCCAAGGTGTAGATGGCTCAAACATTTTAAAACCTACAGATATCAAACTATTGGCAGATGCAGGGTTTTGGTGGGTATCAGAGATAACCCAATTCATCCCTAGTTGTTTGGCCACTTTAATACGCTGTCGGATAAGCCGCTTCTGGAGTCCCTGTCCTTGATGAGCTCGTACAACGCCTGCGCGACATAGGTACATAGCGTCAGACCAACGAGTAGAGGGGACAATACCACCAAAGCCAACGGCTTCACCATTTTGCGCGTAAACAACATACCAGTATCCTTTTGTAATTGGGTAAATTTTATCCGCAGGAAGACACACTTTCTGCAACCAAACGAGTAGCTTTACCACTTCAGGCTGGCGAATATCGACAGGGACAACGCGGTATTTCATACACCCATAATGACACAAGTTTGTGACAAGCAAAAAAACCCCCCGGTTTTTAGGCCGAGGGGTAAATCCAACTTAGGAGAGCAAAAACACTAACAAAATGGCAACCTCGTTAGTGAGCAGATAATACCGCACTTTCTTCAGTTTGCACAAGTGTTATTGCACCACCGGTATTTTCTACAGTCCCTTCCATGGCTGAGAAGTCAAAGGCAAAGCATGTGCAGCTACCAGTGGAATAGGCTGTACCCCTTCCCATATTAAACTTTTCCTGCCAAGGAATAATCCATCCGTTCTCGGTGGCATACTTAATCATTTCCTTGGGCTCCATGCGGTTCTTGGAACACCAGTCACCAAAGTCCTTCTTGGCTAGGAACAGTTTACCGATGTACTTATCCTTGCCCTTGGTAGTCTGATTCCCAATGATACGTCGTCCGGCAGGTGTTCCCACAATCCTAGAAATTGAATCTTCGGGGCCACGGGAATCTGTACGCAGATCGCGGTATTCGGTTGTCACTATGATACGGTTGGATAAGTCGCGAATCATACGGTTTAGAGCATCAGCGGGTGAGGTCATATTGCCTGCCACAATCGCTTCGGTCAGGTCGCCCATCAGCATGGTCGTGAACTCAACAAGTTTGTCGTAGTCGAATGCAATAACCTTCAAGTCTAGCAAGATGCGAGCTGCAGACAGAGTTGCAGTAGCGTGACTTCGGAAGAACCTGTACTCACTCTGAGGCAGAATAACAGCCAACTTCGCTTCAGTCTCGGCCCACAGCTTAGCTACAGCGTCCTGATTTGTCACAACATACTTGATAAACGCATCGCCTGCACAGCCCATGTTGTCCCGCATCTTGTCAATCGCATCGGATACTTCAATGGCGTTATCGAAGATGGGTACGTTGTACTTGGAAAAGTTGATGGCAATCATACGCACCGCTTCTGCCTGAGTATTGGCATTGTGCGAGGCTAGTTTGGCGTGCATGTCCTCGTTGGCGGTAATGCCAACAACAGATTTCCATGTGTGCTGTTCAGCAAATCCAACCTTGCCACCACTGGAAGTCAGTCGAGCTCGGTCAGTACCTTGGGAGACTGTATACGCAAAACTACTTACTTCAGCCGCATCCATGTCGGTCATCTCGTCAAAGACAACAGGCATGTTTTGGTGTGCACCAACGATAGCCCAACGAGCATTGCGAGTCGCACCATCCTTACCAGCGTAGATTAACTTATTGGCATCAGCTAGACCATACAGCGCAGCACGCCACACTGAGGTTTTACCTTTACCGGATGCGCCAGAGTTAACTGCAACTAACGCACCGTTGTAGCTGTCCTCACCAAATGGGGTTAGGATAGAACCATACACATTACAGAAGACATACTGGGCAGCTTCACTACTTTCACGGTTGTAAATAAAGTTAACGGCTTCAGCATACCCCTCAATCGTCCCGCGTGGTACAGGGTATGTATTCTTATATGTAGCGGCTGCTCCACCAACATAGACTCTACGAATAGAACCATCAGTGTGGTACAAACGGTCACCAAGCAAAAAGCCATTCATGTTGTCGCGCCATCCAAATGAAGTCAATGTGTCAACTTCTCTTTGCTCAGTCATCAGCTTCGTAATGGAATCACGAATGTACGCAGTCAGGTGCATAGTTGCGTCCTTGTTATTAGAAGGCATTAATTCATATTTAGACATTGCTTTAAGTAGTTCAGACGATGCAGCAATAGCAGATGTATCAACCTCAAAATCTCTGATACGTTTATCCGGTAAGTGCATACGAATAGTGAACGCATATGTCCCATCGGCCTTGCGAATACGTTGGATAGGATAGAACAGTTGATGACAAAATGTAAAGGGTTGGTTTACACCGTCCTTGTCTTTGATGAAACGAATCATCCGCTTGTTTTGGTGTTCATAGTTCTCAGGCAGTGCAGGCACAACAGTCTCAACAACTGCATCCTCGTCCACAACTTCAACTACTTGTTCAACAGATTCAGGAATTATTCTGCCTAACACCATAGGCGTTTTAATTTTGCCCTTGTGGGGGCAACCTTCGCATCCGGCTGAATTACTTTTCTCAAAGAACGAACAAAGCGTTGGACCGGAATCCCATGACTCATATCGTGTATCTACGTCTGTATTGGAATGTCCAGTGTCGGCACGGTTCTCACTCCACTCGTAGGCTAAATCAATATCTTCAGCACAATGTTTGATAAGACCAATCACACCACGCCATGTATCGTAGTCCACATCACCTTTGGTATCCCGCATGAACATTACTTGTTGGCAGTGGTCTGCCATGATGCGTGCTGAAGACTCGTAAGTGGGCCCATCGTATGGCGTGATCAAATCATCATTTAAACCAGGCGCTGATGATTGTTTTGGTACGTGAGCTTGGAGAGCTTTTACTATGCGTGAGACTGCGGCTGCAAAATCTTGTGGCTCAACGAATGTGGGTTGAGTTTTGACCTTGACTTCACGGACTTCACGTCCGGCTTTGCGATTATGTGTACCTACGGGTCGTAGGATAGAAGACAAGTCAGCAGTTCGGGTTGGGTCAACCAGCAGTCCAGCGGCATTAAGCGCGGCTTTGAATTCATTGGCAATCGCTCGCCAACTGTTAGGACCAATGGTTTTAGTCAAAGGCCAGTAGCAATGTAGTCCCCCGCCTGAATCAACAAGCATGGGTTTAGTGAGTTGGTATGTTTGGCAGAATCCAAGGATTGCTTTGGCTGCTTCTGTTTTATTCAGATAGCCCTTACCTTCAGCGGCTTTGTCTTCACCGCAGTCGATATCAATCCAAAAGGACTTAACCTTGTCCCAGTTCTGTGCGCCTCGGTATTTGGTTTTGGTTACACCATTGACCTCAGCCTCGTAGCTTGGTGCCTTATAGGAGCAGCATGCATGGTAAACAATTAGGTTGTCTTGCGCATCATAAGATTCAATAGCTTGCGCCATGAGTTCGAGAGACTCATAGGCTTTGTGTGCAATGCCATCGCGTCCAATACGTCCCAACCCTACGAACTTAAACCCCTCTTCAGGAAGGATTGCCTGTAGGAATCCGAGCGTATTCATAGATTACACCCCTGTAATGATTCGCTTGTCCTGTGCCTCTGCTCCGATCTTGAGGGTCTTGCCGATATGGGCAACAGCCACGTTAAGAAGCTCGCTGGCCTGAATCTGAGTCTCAGCAGACTCAACAATCACGCGTCCTATAAGTTCAGCAAGTCCTAAGATAACTTCACCATGATTGAATCCTTTGTCGTTTAGGGCACCGTTGGCCTCTAACACAACCCCGACAACTTTACGTTGGTCTATTTCGTATGACATATATTCTCCAGAAACAAAAAGCCCCGTAGGGCTAAAGGGTGGGGGTACTAACCGCTCGTCTGCTAGCTTCCGAAAAAGTCTTTGCGCGGCTTTCCCCCCGATTCAATTAGTCGTCGAAGTTGAGATCATCCAAATTCAAATCGACAGTTACTTCAGGCTCAACGGCTTTGGGCTCAACTTTTGGTTCAGCTTTAGGCTTTGGCTTGGCTTCAGCTTTTGGCTTCTCAACCACAGCAATAGGCTTGTCTAGTGCAACAAGGGTCTCCTCAACTGCAACGACACCAGTACCTAGGATAGACCCAACAATCTCTGTATCCACTACTGCCTTAACTTCATTGTATGCATCTTCAGGCAAATAACCCATAGCCCTGAATGTCAGTTTGGGCGTAGCGGCCTCGGCTTCAAATGCTATCTTAGTCACCACTTGGGTGTAATGCAAGTTGCGTTTTTGCAACGCGGCAGCGTACTCACTCAATGCCTTAATAGAAGCAGGCGGAACACGTAATAAGTATGGGTCGTTGATTAACCCTGCTGCTGCGATGGCTAAACGCTTAGAGTCTTGGCATGCCTTACCTTTACCGCCATTGTCGCCAATCTTGCTACCCCATTGATTATGGGCACAAGTAGAACACTGCTTGGACTGAGGGTTCTTAGAGTTGTCTTCGGGCTTAACGCCTTCGTTACTGTAGCAGTCAGGTTTCTGATCTTCGCTACCCTCTTGGTATCCCTTGGCGTAGTACACCTTAGATACACCCTTGTTACCTTTAAGCAAAATCACATCAATAGATGTTGCGGGACTGTCAGGGTCTTTGGGGTTCATCATGGTAGTGCGGTCGCCACCACGAACAATGGCAAAAATCTTGCCTTTGATTGACACCACTGGGAAACCAGTGCTTACTGTTGATATCAGATCACCGTTTAAGTTCTCTATACTTTGGTTCTTTAAATACGCAGGCAGGTTGCCAGATTCAAATGGAATGATTTCGCTCATGTGTTTACTCCGGTTAAAAATTATGATCTACGAACGTTAACTGTTCGCTCTACACGCCAGTCAATGCCTGGGGGCAATGTGTCGTGTTCGTCTTTATATTGCTCAACTGCGGCCTGAGCCACACGCTTTTGCAACATATGCCATGCGTTGTTCTCTTTACAAAATGTAATGAACGCATCAGGGTCTGCAATAGATGCAGTAGTTCGTGCGGAGGAATATGCGGTACCAAATTCTGTGCGTACAGAATCCATACCTGCTGCATCAAATGTCTTGAGCAGGGCTGCCTCAATCTTGTCTAATACCTCATCGACCTTGGCTATCTTGCCATCGTACTCAGCTTTCATCTGAGCTTTTTTGTCGCGCACCTCAATGTATTTTGCTACTAACTCGGATATTTTCATATTTTTCCTCGGGGGTGTTACTTTACTACCGTTTTACGGTTTTGTACTAGGTGTTTCTACTCATCTGTGTCGATTCCTTTCATTATTTCAAGTAGTGCACCTTGCAGTTTTTGCTTGGTGCGTAGGCGGGTGTAAATGCGTCTTTCAATGTCAGATGCAGCAATGTGAGCAATCACTGTCGTTCTAGTCTGCCCTGGCCGTCGCACTCGTGCGCAAGCCTGTTCGTAAACATCGTTGCTGTGGATAGGAGCGAACCAAATGATGTTGGTTGCCGCTGTTAATGTGAGTCCATGGGACATGGTCGCAGGGTTTGCCACCAGTACCCGAAGTTCTGCACCGCTTTGGAATTCGTGGAATATTTTGTCTCGTTCGGCTTTGCTTGTACCACCATGGACTGCCGCCACTGACCATTCACTTGACAGCTCTTGCATCAGGTGTTCTAGAACTCCAGTCAGCGGAACGAACACAATGACCTTACCTTCAGAACCTTCGATCAACTCTTTAAGCACATCGATGCGAGGCTTGTTGGGTATGTATATGTTCTCGTGGTCTTTACCATAAGCAACTCCGCAAGCAATCTGTACAAGCTTGTTGGCTTTAACTGCTTCGTTGACGGCAAGGACCTCACCACCTTCGTATTCAGTAATCAGTTTTTCAAGCATGCCTTTGTATGCCGCTTTCTGCTCATCAGTCATCTCAACATCACGGTTGATAAACGTCTGCTCGGGCAAGTCAATACAATCATCCAATGCAAAGCGCACAGCAGGCTGCATCACTTTACGGACTGTCTCAATTGCATCGTGTCGTGGTACCCATTTAAACTGTGTGATCTGCTTCATGACTGAGTCGCGGAACTGACCAAAGTACTTGGGTACATCGGGGTTGGTTGGACATACAATTCGGCATTGCGCCCATGCATCTGTAGGTTCGTGTGGTGTGGGTGCACCAGTCAAAGCCCATATACGCCTGTGCGTTTGCTTGTTGCATATCTTATTTAGTATCTTCCACCGCTCTGTACTGGCGTTTCGAAACATCGCAATCTCATCAACAATAATTAAATTAATGTCGGGTCTCTCGGCTAACTCATCTTGAATCGTTCTAATGCCATCGGAATTGATGATGTAGATATCAGAGGGTTGAGCCAACAGTTTCTTGCGTCTTTCTCGTGAGCCGTACACAACAGTGGCGTCTAAGTGGGGAAACGTTTTAAATATTTCGTCTGCCCAAGTGCGCTCCATCGTGGAGAGTGGACAAATAACCAATGCTTTGTTGACCAGTTTACAGTCACGCATGTAGTCATACGCCCATAGCGATGTAACAGTTTTACCCAAGCCCATGCTGTTCAAACAGAACGCACGTTCATTCATAGTTAAAAAGTTAGCAGTCTCGATCTGTGCTTCAAAAGGTTTGAAACGACCCGGCCACTTGTAATAGTAAGCCATTGGGTCAGGCGGATTAAAGCCTAAGTTTCGCAGTACCTTAACTTCATCAGGTCTGTGTGGGACAGCCACTAATGTCTGCCCTTTGTGCGTTACCAACTTAGCTGTTGGTATCGGTATTGTTACTCTCGTTGGATGTTTTAATTTGAGGACTAACGCCCTCTTATCTTGTCTGACTAGCATTTATTTCCCATATGCGCTTCCGTTACTTCCTCTCCAGCCACGGTTCTTTTCTTTATCAACCACACGCAAGTTTGACTTGTCGTTTGTGCCTTTGCCATCAAGCATCTTCTTGTGGTCAACATCTTTACCATCGCCCTTTTTTACCTTGCCATCACGTGCCATTTCAGCACGTGCTTTGTTGCGCATCTCGCGTTTATCTACTTGCTCAGGGCGTGCGTTGTACGCCTTGTCGTAAGCCGCTTTAGTTGGTCCGCCTTTGTTCATCTTTCACCTCCAAAAAATCAATCAATTGTTGAACATCATCAACTACGATAGACCATCCACCGTGTTCAAAGATAGCTTCTAATGTACGATCTTGGTTTGCAGTTGTACATCCTCGTTTACCCGGGGCCTTGGTCTCTACACCAATAAACTGACCACGATCACAGCAGATAAAGTCAGGGATGCCAACAACACCCATACCGTTTTGCATAGGCATGAAGAACCAAATGTTGCGCTTCTTCAGTTCTTTCTTAACTGCGTCTTTGACTTTACCTTCAGGGGTCATCGTTTATCCTTGTAGAACTCACACGTTTTAACTGGACACCATCCCTTACATAACCCCGAGGGTCGTGCAGGCCAAGCGTCACGCTCGTAAGCCGATTCCAACTTACGCACCTTCGGAATGAATGTCTGCCAAATCATCGGTACTTGGTCACGCGTAAACGTTTCCTTGTCGATTTTCTTGTCACGCATCCACACGAATCCGGTCACCACTGTATTAACCTGTGGGTATATAGCAAAGGTATATCCCGCATACAGCATTAGTTGATGGGTCAGCTTTCGCTTACCTGTTTTGTAATCTAAGTTAACAGCCTTGTCACCGTTGACAATGAGCAAGTCAGCAATACCTCGAGTCCAAGCATTACTCCATGGGGCGGGTTGGAAGTTTGAGTCCAACGCCATTTCCGCCTCGCAGAACTTTTCACCCGCCATGTTCGCAATCTTTGTTGCAAAGCCTTCCCACTGGGTCATACCCTCTGGTAAAACCGTACCATCTTTGATACGATACTCCATAGCTTCATGCACCCGCCCACCCCATAACGTGGCTTCCGTGGGAGGCTCTACTATGTCTCGTTTAACACGCACATGGTAAAACTGCCTAGGGCAGGTTTCGAACTTCTCAAGCTGACTGTATGTCCAAGCAGGTATTGTCATAGGTGTTCCGCCCGAGGGGTAAAAACCTCAGGTGATGGTGTGTATGTTAGGGCATCCATGGCGTATGTCAAGAGCTTTTATTTGGCATCTGCATAATTATTTCCAATGTCTCCTTCACACGACACTGGCAAGTTGGAACACCACTTCGGAGGCACAGACATGGTCTCAGTCATGAACTCTAATGCCCAGCTGCTGGCGCTTTTAGGTACGACACAAACTACCTCATCGTGTACAGTTAACGCAACCTTGTACCGACAGTCAGCCAGTGGGTTATCGTTCTTACGCATCTCCATGTCGATCTTCGCCATTTGATCGAACACAACTATACGGGCCAGTGCTTGAACTACGTTCTCAACTACCTTACCACCGTATATCTTAACTGGACCGTAGCGACCCTTGTACTCGTAGCCATCACCGTTCTTGCATAGTTCAGGGTAACGAATCATTGTGCCGTTAGGTAAGTGAATGCCATCAGGTGTACAGCGTAGTTCGATGCCAATACCGAACGTGGTCTCATAGCCCTGTGCCATTTTGTCCAATGCTTTCTGAGCACCTTTCCATAACTCGGCAATCATGGCGTACTTAGTGCGGTATGTAGTTACAGTCTGCTTGGCTTCACCCGCATCCATCTCAACAGAGATACCGCCTTGACCAATCTTTAAAGTACCTTGGAACTTATCAGGTCCCATGCCGTAGCCTAGGCCCAAGATGCAAGTCTTACCAACAAACCGTTCAACCTTGTCTGCTTTGGTAACAGGCTTGCCGTACACGATGGATGCAAACTTAGAATAGATATCCACGCTATTGCGAAAGTCAACAAGCAAGTCTTCTTGTCCAGCCAGCCAAGCAACAACTCGAGCTTCAATCTGTGCAGAGTCAACTGCGACAAGTACATGGTTGTCAGGTACTTTGATTGACCTACGTAGCGCCCCGCCCCTTGGTAAGTTTTGCAAGTTCATCTTGTCACCACCACTGGCACGACCAGTATGTGCGCCCCAGTAATTTAAAAGGATTGGTAACGCACCACGCTCAGAGATACCCAAGAACGATTCAGTTCTCGTTTCTTCCAGTGTGGATTTGATACCAAGCCTTGCCGCAACTACAGCTTGTACTGCAACGTTGGGGTGCTCGAGTAACGCTTTGAACTCGTAGTCCGTTTTGCTAAACGCATACGCTTCTTTATTAGTGCGTAGGCTAATTTTCACAGGGGGCTCAACGCCTAGCTTCTTCAGCACCTCAGCAAACTGCGGGTTAGACATGAGTGCGTCTCGACCAATAGACAAGTCAATACGCTCCATCAACTTGGCTTTCTTGTCTTGCACAGTGTTTAGGTGCGCAATTAAGACATCTCTGTCTAGCTTAAGTACTGGGTCAGTGAACATGCGGATCATCAAATCCTGAATGTAAAGTTCCTTGGGAGGGTTGTCTTTCTTCAGAATATGGAACAGAGTCCAAGTAAGTTCTACGTCGTTGTTGCAGTAGTCACCGTACTTGTCAAGGTCCCCAGGGGTAAAATCACTTCGCTTTTTACCAAGCGCATTCACTACCTCAGTACCTTTGTGCCCATCGGTAAACTTCTCAGCCAGTGCTTTGAGTGAACCACCGACAGTCAAGCCCGTGATAGGTCGTGACATTGATAACGTGTCTAAGTAATACTTTGGGATGATGCCAAACCGCCAAGCAAGGATAGCTCCATCGAACGCCATGTTATGACAGATCAAGTAACTGTTTGGTATGTCCAGTTCCTCAAGTGCCATAGCAATCTCACCATTGGAACCAGTCACCCACTTGGCAGGCTCGTCACCCACTTTGTATGAGAAGCCAATGACTTCAAAACGCGGGTCCCGTATGTATGCCTCGGTCGTCATCTTGGACAGACTAAACTCTTTTGAGTAATAAGTCTCGAAGTCCAGAGTGATGTATTTCATTGTATGTGTACCTCAGATTGAGTCTCTACCCACACACGTGCTCCACACGATAATGGTTTATTAACTGAATACACGATCTTGCTAGGACCATCTATAGTTACAGTATGTGCGTATGTATTACCCTTGTAGGTTTTCACAGTTAACACTGGGTCGTTTGTGCCATGCTTTGCATTAGCTCTTACTACGTGTTGATTAACGTGAATAATTGTTTTCATTTTAAATTTCTCACTGTTACGCGCTTTGTCCAACAGTACGCACAGTGCCATTTGGTTGGGCTCATGTGTATCCCGCCTTCGGGCGGTTTGATCTGTTCGCACTTGTTGCAAAGCCTAAGTTGGTGAATGGGTTGTTTGCTACCCACATCAATCTTCTTCAATACAAATCCGCTCACGTGATCTCCTTCCAGTGTTTTCGGGTTTAGGGCAGTTCTCAGGTACTTCGACGACCACCCAAATTGCCGCCAATGTATTGCGGTAAGTTGATTTCTCCCATCGATCAATGTACACACCAAACACACTCTCCAATGATTTGTTGACAGAACGATTGTCTATACCCGTAAGCTTAGAAATATCGCTTGACTTCAAACCATCGGGGTGTTTCTTGAGTAATGCACGAATGATGTTGTGATTACTCTTCACAGTGGTGAATCCTCTTCATTCTCAGGATTGAAAGGTAGTTTGTCCAATGGCTCATGTTCATGTGGCTTAGTGGGGAAAGGCCACGTCATGCTTCAAACACCTTTTTAAGTTCCAAGTACACGGCCTTGGCCATGCCAACAGACATTGAGTTAACAAGCTGTTCAGCACTTGCATTACTTGATAGTGAAGTTGATGGGATTGGCAGCGCTGCAGTCGCCTGAGCTTTCTTCTCAGCTTGAGCTTTCTTCTTCGCTTGGTATTTAGCGCTGTACTCTAACTGTTTTGCTCGCTTAATCCTGTATTCAGCACGAGCAATATGTGCCTTGGCAAGTGCCTCCTGTCGATTGAACGCAGGGTACGAGTCTCCAACTGTTTGATATACAAATTTTCCGTTTGCATTCTTGCTACGGTTAAGCACGCCACGGTCTAGCATCTGTTTGAGTCGAGTAGAGATGCCAGTCATGTCTCCACTGTTTACCAGTGAAGCAAGTTCCACGCTGGTTTTGTTCGGGTACGATTTAACCGTGTCCCAAATCAGTTTACTGACGTTGACTTTGTCAGGCGTGATAGGTGCTGGCTCACTGCCTACATCATCATCATCATCAAATGTCAAGTTGTCTAATTTCATGAGTTCGCTCCTTAAGTCTGGCATGATTATTTTCCTTCAGTGTTGCGGTCAATGTGCTCTAGTAATCTCTCAAGATAGTGTCGTGCTTTAAGTACATCTTTAACACCATCTTTGTCTTTGTATCTAGCAATGTACTTAATGACATTGCCTCGTAAGAACCCTTCAAATTCTTCTGCGCTCATCCATGACTGCATGGCTGTCCACGGTTGAACATCTTTACTTCGGTAGTGCTCACCACCGATTTGCATTTCACTTGCTAATGGTTTATTCATATGATTTCCTTTTGGGGTCTAGGTCTAAGTGAATCATGAGTTGGACTAAGCGGGATTCCATCCTTGCCAATCGTTTCTCAATAAGGGAAAGGGTGATCGAGTCGTTTGACTTGAGGCACTCCCCTCCATTTATCTCCGAGGGTCTTGACCGAAAGAATCCACTGGCGTTGGTAATAACGTTTAACATGTTTGTCTACTTCATATGATTTAAATGTGTTGATAGCTTTTCGTTTGAGTTGGTACTCTGTCATACTCTAGCTCCTGCCATACGAGCACCGACTGCCGCTGCTACGGCATTGTCTGTGTCGATCTGTTTAAGAAATTCTGATGCCTTGCTAATTTTCTCAGCAGTGCGCTCAGACTTGACCAACATACGGTCCATGAAAGACTTGGGGATATAGACACGTACATCGGGCCACAGTTTAACTGCTTCATTAAGTGATTTGCAGTTGTTCAAGAAGTCCTTGATCTGACGTTGAATGGCTTTCCACTTCTTGTTGTTCTCGTAGTACGCAACGTCACGTTGCACAACTTCCGCAATGATTGGATGCGTAGAAGGTATATCAAAGTGCGTTGTATAGCTTGATGACTTGGGAGGTGCCGCAGTAGACATAGCAGTCTTGATTGACACCATAGACTTAAGATTCACACCGTCATGCTCAAACTGGGTGTTGGCACGAAAGTCTTTGTTGTATGTCTTCCAATCATCGGGGATTACATTCTTCAAGTGGTAGTGGTCACCCCATATCAATCGGTCAAGATCATCGGGTAATGCCTGATATGTAATTTCATCAATTGGTTTCTGAATTAGATTTGCATCTGCCTCCTTCATGCGGTTGATTTTGTTCTCGACTTCGTTAATAAGTGTCGCGCTGATTGCTACATAAGCCATGGTGTTGCTCCGTTTAGTTAGT